GCTACGCTTGTCAAACGGACAATTCGGACATATTAGGACATTGTGATGTAGGTCACATGTGATGTAGGTCACACCTAATACATAGGGACAATAGGTATATATCGGACATACCCTGACATAATAGTACAAGGTATAACATAGCGGGCATCATGGTACAAGATATAATAATTATATTCTTATGGGGCGAAACGGACATTTATGGCATGGCATGGATAGTCGATATCTCCATAAATCTATTTAACGCTAAATCTCTTTATCTCTTTGTCGATAAATCTATAAATCTATAAGTCGATAAATCGACTTTGACCCCATATGCTTAAAAATGCGCCTGAGGGGCGCTTATAGTATCCCATAATAATTTTCTGTTATATTATAATCAGGGGCAATATATAGCCCTGACCAGGGCTTTTATATATATTAAAAAATATTTAATCAGAATGTGTTCGTTTTAGCACTTTGAACAGGTTATCTATTATGTAATGTATTACATACGGAGTCGCTCCGTTTAAGACTCCGCGACTCCTATATACTATATATAATTATATATATAATGGGAGAGTTATGTCGCTAACAAGGGACCGTTATACTAGCGATTAACAAGGGGATTAACTGATGGGTAGAAAGCCAGGAAAACAAGACATTCCTAAGAGCGAGGCCCAGGAGCGCGTCCTGATGGCTCTAGCCCAGGGAGCGACTGTGATAGCCGCTATGGGCACCGTAGGCCGCAACGACGTGACTTTCCGCCAGTGGTGCGCCTCAGATGCTGACTTCAAGGAGCGAGCCGACAAGGCCCGCCTAGAAGGCAAAGGCATCAAGACTGATTTAGCTGAACTTAAAGATATCGACTTCGTCTCCTTCTGTGAGCAGTTCCTCGACTCTAAGCTCTTCCCCCACCAGCTCAACTGGCTGGACATGATGGAGGGGCGTGAGCCGAGCTGGATGCCAGCAGGTATGACCTATGAGCCAGGCGAGCCTGATAGAGTACTGATTAACGTACCACCTGAGCACGCCAAGTCAACAACCATCACCACAAACTATGTCACATACAAAATCGTAACCAACCCCAACATGCGAGTCATCATCGTCTCTAAGACGCAAGGTATGGCCCGCAAGTTCCTTGGGGCGATTAAGACAAGACTTTCACACCCAGCATATATTAAGTTACAGTCGGCCTTCGGTCCTAACGGCGGATACAAGGCCGACGCTACTCAATGGTCTGCTGATATGATTTACCTAGGTACGGGACGTGACTCAGGCGAGAAGGACCCAACCGTACAAGCTCTAGGTATGGGCTCACAGATTTATGGTGCTCGTGCTGACCTAATTATCGTTGATGACGCCGTGATGGGAGCCAACGCCCATGAGTGGGAAAAACAACTCGAGTGGCTCCAAAAGGAAGTTATCACACGCCTGGGGCGGCACGGAAAACTAATTATTGTAGGAACCCGTGTCGCGCCCGTGGACCTCTATAAGATGCTCCGTGACCCAGGACAGTGGAGCGGTGGAGTAGCGCCTTTTACATATTGCGCTATGCCAGCCGTATTAGAATTTGATGAGAAGCCAGACAAGTGGAAAACACTTTGGCCAGAGTCGGACCAGCAGGAGAATGCAAAAGATGATGCGTTACCAAACGGGAACTTCCCCAAGTGGGATGGACCCTCGCTCTCTAAGCGTCGCTCTCAGGTCTCTGCCTCGGTATGGGCAATGGTTTATCAGCAGGAAGATGTCACAGAAGATTCAATCTTCTCACCAACCTGCGTTGCAGGAAGCATCAACGGAATGCGAAAGCGTGGTCCGTTAAAGCCTGGAACTCCTGGACACCCTAGAGCTGTTGAAGGTAGTTACACAATTATGGGACTTGACCCTGCTATGCAGGGAGCAACTGGTGCAGCTATAGTTACTTACAATAAGGCTGATGGCAAGATATATATTCTTGACTGCGTCAATATGACAGAGCCTTCACCAGATAAGATTCAGCACTTGATTGAGGATTGGGTTGAGAAGTACCGCCCTCAGGAACTGCGTATTGAAATCAATGCTCACCAGAAGGCTTACGCCCTGGATGAGAACCTCAGAACTTTCTTAGCCTCATATGGCTGCCAGTTGAACTCACACTTCACTGGTAAAAATAAGTGGGACACTTCATTCGGTGTAGCCTCTATGGCTATGCTCTTTGGTAATACACGTGACGGCCGTTTCCAAGATAACAACATCATGGAGATTCCAAGTAACGAAGGTTCAGAGGGAATCAAAACCCTCGTACAGCAACTAATTACCTGGAAGCCTGACACAAAAAACCCCACAGATACTGTGATGGCTCTATGGTTTGCAATCATTCGTGTACGCGAGTTAATGCAGAACACATCAAGAGTGGGGCAGTATCAATCAAATCGTTGGGCCACAAGGCAGCAGATGTCAGCCCGCGGCTCAATTAATTTAGACGAAGCCTTTGCAGAGCAATGGGTTCAAAACTACGGATAAGGAAACCAAAATGGCAAATACAAGAAACTCTGCTGGAATCAATAAATCTGGCGGAAAAAACGTAAACCCTCTTTACCAAGCAGCTAAGAGCGTTACATCATATGTTGGAAATGTTGCACGCGAAGTTCGTGACATTCCAACAGCAATTGGCGCATCTGTAACACGCAATGGCCAAACTGGTACAGGACGCAAATCAACACTTGTTGACCAAATTAAAGAAGCAGGTGCTGCAATTACTGCTGGACAAAAAGGTTCATCAGTAAACCACAAGACAGCGGTTGGCGATATTAAAAATAGCACACGCCGTAAGTAATTTTTTCTTTTAATAGTTAGGACAACAATGGCTAAAGAATCTCCTATGGCATCAAATGGTGGTGGAGTTCCACGCACCTCTGGTGGTATCGGTGGGGCTGGTGGCAAGAATGTCCAACCAACATATAAAGAATTATCTCCATCAGCAGAGAGCTCAATTGCAAAAGCACGCGAAGCAATGGGTGTAAAGAAAGCAACAGCTGAAGAGCTTGCTCGCCGTTTGGCGAAAGAGAAAGTTGCCGAGATGGCACGCATTAGAAACCAAGGACGTAACACACGATGACATTATCTATGGAACAGGTTGCAGCCCGCGTTCAATCGCTGCGCTATCGCAACGCTGAGCGTGATGGACGTAACCTTGACGTACTTGCAGTTCGTAAGGGCAAGATTGCAGAAGTTTATCCTGACTTCTTCCCATCAGGTGTAGATGCTAACGTAGTAGCAAACTTCATTGATATTGTCGCACGCGACTTGTCTGAAGTAATGGCACCGCTTCCAGCAGTAAACTGCTCAGCTGCCAACCAGACATCTGATAGAGCACGTCAGTTTGCTGACAAGCGCACTCGCATCGCATCAAACTATTTCCAACACTCAGACCTATCAGTACATATGTACTCAGGTGCTGACTGGTATCTTACATATGGTTTCCTCCCGTTCGTAATTGAATTGGATGAGGAAGCAAAGCTGCCACGTATCCGCATAGAAAACCCAATTGGGGCTTACCCAGAATTTGACCGCTATGGACGTTGCGTTGCATTTGCTAAGCGCTACATGATGACTCTTGGTGAATTGTGCACACAGTTCCCAGAGTATGATAGCCAAATACTTGGGCCTCAGGGTTACAAGCAGGATTTAAACGCACAGGTTGAGCTTATTCGTTACTACGATAAAGACCAATCTATCATCTACATCCCAACAAAGAATAACTTAATTCTTTCCAAGGCTGCCAATCCACTAGGCAAAATGATGATTATTGTTGCACGCAAACCATCTATTGATGGAGAGCTTCGTGGACAGTTTGATGATGTACTAGGTATTCAGCTTCTTCGCAACCGCTTTGCGTTGCTTGCTATGGAAGCTGCAGAGAAGTCTGTGCAAGCTCCTATTGTACTTCCACAGGATGTACAGGAACTTCAGCTTGGTGGAGACGCTGTTATTCGTACAGCCAACCCAGCTGGCGTACGCCGTGTAGATTTAAACCTACCACAAGGCGCATTTACTGAGCAGACATTGCTCAACCAAGAACTTCGTGTTGGTGCTCGTTATCCTGAATCACGTACGGGAAACGTTAATGCATCTATTGTTACTGGCCAGGGTGTACAGGCTCTCATGGGAGCATTTGATACACAGGTCAAATCAGCTCAAGCTATCTTTGCTGCAGCACTTCGTGATGTAATCCGACTTTGTTTTGAAGTCGATGAAATGATTTACCCAGAAGAAAAGACAATTCGTGGTGTGGATTCAGGTTCACCATACGAAGTTGTCTATAAGCCTTCAAAGGATATCAAGCAGGACTACTCTGCTGATGTGCGTTACGGAATGCTTGCAGGACTTAACCCTGCACAAGGACTTATCTTTATGCTTCAGGCTCTTGGCGGAGGGCTTATTTCTAAGGATATGGCTATGCGTGAACTACCATTCACAGTTAACGTAACCCAAGAACTAGAAAAGATTGAAATCGAGAAGATGAGAGATTCACTTCTTGGTTCCATCACTGCACTCTCTCAAGCGATACCACAGATGGCTATGCAAGGCCAGGACGCTTCTGAAGTAGTGCGTCAAATTGCTGCTGTAATCAAGGCACGCCAAAAGGGACAGGCAATAGAAGAAGTCGTTAGCGAAATCTTCGCGCCACAGCAGCAACCAGTCCCTCCTGCTGGGACTCCA